TCATTTCATGGTACTCCCTGAGCGGTTATTGAATGCCAATTCAAATAATCCTGTAGCAGACAGTCCGGCAAGCCCCCCTGCCCAGAGGCGAAGGGTCATACCGAGATCCGTAAAAGGATACGCTGCCGCTCCAACCAGCAGTCCAATTCCTAGTCCTACAAACGGGATAATGTTACGGGGCAGACGGGTGTTATTTTTGATCAGCTGTACCAAGGCCAGGATAATTACAGCCAGGATTGAGGCAAAGGCTAACACGTTGTTAAATAGTTCACTGTTAATCATGAGTTCGCTCCCTTCTGGTGGCTACTTGTAATATCTACTGTTTTTGTGGCCGGATTGTAGCCGACCTGTGCCCCAAGCGCTTCGGCAATAACGCGAACGGGAGCATAAGTAATGCCATTCTCCATTATTCCTTCTGTAATCTTCACACCGTTCACTTTTACCGTCGCTGTAATTTCACTCTTCACACTTTGTTCCTCCTTGAGCTTGATGCGTTCATACACCGCCGCTACTGCCACCGCAGCAGGCCTCGCTCCTGTCCGAAGTGCTGCCAGCGTCATTCCAAAGCTCAGCTGAAAATGCGGATAATCCTTGAAACTGGTCCAATCCCCGCCCCATTCGAACCCGATCGCCTTGGCCTGCTGCACCACCTCCAGCCAATCAGCCGTGCAGTCATTGTCCCCGCCCCTGTTCATATCCCAAGAAACACTTGAACCATTCGGAAGCAGCAGCGCAAAATCCACCGCCAGTCCATAATTGTGATAGCTATATCCGCCGCGTGCATTAGTGACAATCGCTCCCGGCTTGGTTCGTCCCTGGGCGTAAAGCGCATCCTGCTCGGCAGTCGTCCGCAGCCCCTGGGTAATCAGGATGGGAACACCGCAAGCATAGCAGCGTTCAATCAGCGTTGTGGCTGCGGTGAGTACAGCGGGATGAAGCCCGGATAGACGGGCAGCGGATTTATTCAGAACCTGAGTCAGAGTCAGCATGCGGATTCCTCCCTTTCCTGATCCCGGACAACACCATGAACAGATCCTGGCGTTTGGTGTACATTAACAGCGTCAGGATGACCAATCCTACAGTAGTGCACGTCTGGGCAATGGCCCAGGCTTCCGATTGCAGCAAGCTTAGCACAGCGTCCGAACCGGAAGTGCTGCTGAATCTGATCCAGAAGGCAACCGCCATCTTAACGGTATACGCCCCCAGAAAAAAGAATACTGCCAGCATAAACAAACTGACTACGCGCGCCCGGAGCCTTTTGCGGAAATACAAAAAAAGCGCAGCTATCAGCAGCAGCGCACAGATAAAGGATATGGAATACGCTATTAACAACACAATATCAATGATGCCCATCCTCTGCCCCCCGATCATAGATTAGGAACTCGGCGAACCCGTTGTTCCTGATTTCCTCTTGAATTTCTTTGGAGACATTCTTGTACCTTCGGATAGAGAGCGATACTCTCATTCCCGCTTGCGTCAGCTTCCGTTCTCTATCCCGGTGCAGGGGAGATAGTCGCTTGATCCACTCACTCAGCACGTTATCCCCCCCTGTCTTCTTCATTAATACCATCCGAATTCTTGTTGCCCGCTGAATGGTCGATCTTCAATCGCTGCAGCACTTCAAGTGTCGGCGCCATGAAGTCGGACCGCTCTTTGTCGAGGATGTTCTGCAGCCTGTCCCTGTCTTCCTCGGCACGCTCCAGCAATTCACGCGGCACCAGATTCCCCTTCACGATCGACCGCAAAAGCACAAGAAAAATCATCAGCAGAATCAAAGCGATGATGTAGGCCAGCCCATACTTATCCGCCAAAGGCAGCAGCTTCTCCAAATTCGCAACATCGTTGCTGTCCATTGCTTCACTCCCTTCTGAGTTGGTAAAAGAAAGCCCCCGGACGGGTCCGAGGGCAAAATAAAAACGCCTTATAGGGCGCCTGCTACTCTTTTTGTGATGTGGCTAGAATTTCAACCAGTTCTTCGGCTGTGATATATTTTGGGCTATACGTCTGCAGTTTGGTCTCTGTGACCTTACCCATAACCCACATATTAAGCAAAAACGGATACATTAATATCATCTCCTCCTCTATGCAGACCCATCACAGGCCGAAATCTAGCAGCGCCAGGATTGCGGCCTCGTTCGCCTCGGTACGCTGCTCCAGCGTTGCAAGCATCTCCGTCAGTGGCTTTTGATAGATAGGCTCCGTTGGCCCTCCTGACCCCATGTTAGGATCGGGATAGCTGAACTTAATTTTTAGTGTAGTAGGTTCAATCCGGTAACCGTTACAGCGCGCAAAGTCTTCGCTATACTCGCCATATTCTAGTTCTAGCACCCCCACTGTTTCCGGCGTTCTCTCTGCCAGCGCCTTATATGTTCCAAAGTCCTGTTCTTGCGTGGTCTCTATAACATCGCCGGATCTCTCCCCGGTGTCTTGTATAATGTTTCCTGATGTCAACTCATAATATAATCTGCGTCCTATTTGCATTGTCATTCTCCTTTCTTATCCCCAGGCTTCCCATGTGTAGGTTCCTGAACCGAATTGGCTGAAACTGCTTGTGGCTGAGAACCCATCATCGTTAACATAATAGTCTGCTGCATATCCACCGCCATTAGCGGTTGAATTACCTGTGAACGGGTAAGAACGAGATGAGTTCAGATAAAATATGAAATATGCGCTAAACCCAGGTATAAACAAGCAAAAAGATTGTGGACGGAATCCAAGCCCGCCCACTGCTAAGCTGCTGGCTGAAACCCATGTCGAACCTGTTGCATATTTTTTAGGCTGAACTGTCCCATATACGCCAAAGATCTCAGCTCCCTGTGCAATGTACCACGGCTGTAAATATCCGTTCACACTTTTAAGCTGATCAACACTAACCTTGATCTCCCCGGCTCCGGCTCCACCTTTCCGGTAACCTTCTCGAGGGTATACAGCAAGTGCCCCGTCTCCCCACTTGCCTACGGACAGAGCTGGATCGGCTCCGGCAGTGATAACCGGCATACTGCCTTGCATACCGAGAATATTAATATCAGAACGCACGTTACTTGCTATCAAACCAGGTGTGTCTGTACTAACCCAGGTAGACCCGTTATAGTAACCGGCAGGTGGTCTAAGGTGTACTACAGCGGATGTGTTACCAGCCTCACCCGGTCGCCAGTAGGCGGTGGCAGTGGGTGGTATGTTGCTATTTTCCGCAGATCTGTTCGGCATCGTCCCTGCTGTACCCGCAATAGTTGTTCCGGCTAGAACAGATGCAGCTGGAACCGAAACACCCGCCACCGTAATCGCTGCATCATAAATCCCCGCTGCCTTGACCTGTGCACTGGGACCCGGCGTAACCGTCCCTCCCGTTTGCACCGTCAGCGTACCGGTTACATCCCCCGCATCTGTTGCCGCCGTTTTTCCCGCGCGAATATCCCCGGCCACTGCGTTACCGGAGCCACCCGCGCTATCTGCCAAAAAATCCGTTCCTACCTTGCGGAACATATAGGGTTTGCCTGCAAGCAGTTTCCCGGCGGCGTACGCGATACCTTTTTGATCTTTTAATGGAATAGCTCCAAGACCGTTCACATTGAGTGTCGCGCCTGCTGTATTCACTAGATTCGGCACAATTGTAATACCGAATCCTTCTGGCAAACTTGCTGGTGCAGGAGTTAGAGTTACGGTATAGGCTCCGCCTGTACCTGCCGTTACTGAATAAGCAGGCTGCCGCACGTAGTCCACAGTAAGGGACTTCCCATTCAGCTGCCCCTGAATCCCCGAGGTCACCCCATCCAAATACCCGAACTCCGCATTAGACACAACACCCGTCCCGATCTTAGTCGCATCAATCGCTGCAGCGGCATTAACGTCCGTATTCACAATCACCCCCGGAGCAATCGCGGTAACACCATCCCCTGTGCTGGTTACATCTCCTGTATGATTGGGATGCACATAATTATTTGCCCCGGCAGCCACACCATCCAGCTTCGCCTTATCCGCTGCAGCCATCAGCCCGGCAGCGGACGCAGTAGCAGCAGCGGTGGATGCCTTGGCATTCCATGCTGTGCGCTCAGCAGCCGTGATATGCTTGACCGCATCTGCGGCATGATCCTGTACAGCCTTGACGGCTGTGTCCAGAATATCCATATTGCCGTTCAAATCCGTTATATCTACAATGTCTGTACCATCCGGCTTTTTCAGCCCCAAATTCCCCGTTGTTTTCATCGCTCACACTCCTATTCGTATACTCTTAATTCGTTCCAGTTTCTGGCATGTGCACTATTCCAGGTAAGCTTCATAACAGAGTCCCACCAGGTGTAGCTGTACACGAAGCTATAATCCAGATGTGCCGGTTTAATCTCCTCCATGATCTGGATCAGACCCGCCATATTGGCGGGGATACCCAGTGTGCCGACGAAACGCACCTCGAAGCGGTACGCTCCGGGCACCTCCACCACCTCAACATCCCCGCCGGAAAAAGCGGATGCCGTCCGCCGGATCATCTCTGGCGTGGTCGTTCCGCTACCCCGCAGCTTGGCCTTGATCATCTCCCGGCGGGTTGCGTAAGACTTACCCGTATCCGAAGTCAGCGCCAGCATCCGCTCCCAGCGGGACAGACTCCACGTTGCAGACTCCAGAGTCTTCTGCGCATCGCTGTCAGCCATCGCATAGGCAAGCTCACCGCACTGCGCACCGGCGCTCGCCTGAAGCTGCTCCATCTCGGGCACGTCCTGGTAATACTCCGGCAGGTACTTCATCAGATCCGGGACATTAACCTCCGGTCCTTCCCCCGCCACATCATCTGTCGAATACTCCAAAAGACCATATATACTGTCTCCGTAAGCCACGGCTACACCCCCTTAAGCTGATTCCAGGTTAGCGGACCTTTGGGCATATACTCATGCGTATGCGCCGCCGGCGGGAATACGGATGGCTTGCCGTCCACACCGGACCAAGGCACACTATCCGCAGCCTGCGCGTAATCGACCTTGCCGTTATTATTGGTATCATAGATGCTCTTCAGCATGTCGCCGGTGCTTTGGGCGGCAACCAGCAGCAAATTACTGCTGCCATTCCCAATGTAGAGCTTGCCTGTATCAGTGCAGTAGCCCAATTCGCCTGCGGCAAGCGTACCCAGCGCACTTTCCAGGCCGCGGCGGATTTGAATCAATGTCTTCAGTGCCATGGTCACCGCCCCCTAGAATGTTCCGCCATCTATACTGCCCACCGTCAGCCGGTTGCCGTTGCCCGCATCATACACAATGCTGCTTCCGTCCACATTGGCCGCAACACCTGCCGCATCTACAGTAATACCTTTGCCGGCGGTTACTGCAATCGCATCTGCACTTACCGTGATACCGTTGCCCGCTCCAACATTCAGCGTTACGGCATCCGCCTGTCCGCCGCCTGTGAGCCCGCTTCCTGCTGTAATGGTCTGCAGGGCTCCACCCGTACGCACCCAGGCGGTCCCGTTCCAGCTGTAAATTTTCTGCTCATCATCCACATAAGCCGTCCATCCGACCGCAGGAACATAATACACCCAGACCGCAGTCTGATACTCGGCGACCTGATTGGTTTTCCCTGCCCATACACCGGTAGCCCCAGCCGGGATGATGTACCGTTCACCTTCAACCGGGCTGGCCGGCGGAGCGGTCAGATTCTGATCCTTGACCGAGGCCTGAGGCTCGATATTATGCTTGGCCAGCTCAATCTCATTTTTGATTTTTTGCGCAGACCACAGATCCGTAATTGCCGTACCCGTATCATTGATTAACCGGTGCTTAGTGGCATCGTCAACATGGGTTTTGATCTCTGCTGCGGTCTTCGTATTGGTGCCGTCCGACACCTTATTGGGATGACCTGCAGTGATGTCCGCCTTGAGTACTTTGGCATAGGTAGTGCCGTCTGCGATATCATCCACGGTGCCGGTCAGATCTGTTAATTTCTGCGCATTCACCCGGCGCCAGGCAGCCCCGTCATCAAAGTACAAATAACCGCTGTTACTTCCGCTGCTCACATAATACAGCCGGCCCACTGACGCTGCCGCAGGACGCGAAGCTTCTGGACCGGACAACGCCCGCCCGACCATGGAATTGGAGGTACCGTCTCCGATATACATCTCCTTCGTGTCTGTACAAAAGCCCATTTCGCCGGCCTTCAGCGTCCCGTAAGTGGACAGCTCTGCCCGCGTACCGCGTTTCACTTGAATAGTTTGTGCCATTTTACACCTCTCTTTTGAAAGATCCGCCGTCAATCAGCCCGGCCTTTTTATAACGCTCCAGCTCACTCTGCGTGGCTGTCAGCCCTGTCTGCAGCTGATTCACATCATCCGCTTCCACCGTATCTCCCGGCGTTTCGTAAGTCACATACACTTCCGGCACATCGGCATAGATCTTAATCATCCGCCGCCAAGGCGCCTCGTCAGGAAAAGACACCGAGTAATTCCGCACCTCAGTCCCGCTATAGCGTGAGCCTGTATAGACGGATAGGGTCTGATTATTGATGTTATCGTGGGCAAGAAGCCCGCTGTATACACCGCCTGCAAGAAGAAGCTTCTCCTCGACGACATAGCTGCTGCCGTTTGCTTTTTTGTTCAGCTTGTCCTGAAAGACGTCAATCTGCTCCGGATATCCCATCGCTACACCTCCAGTACGACATTGCCGAATAGCGGCACTTCAGTTTCGTTTAGAGTCACATTTCCCGTCCCGCCGTTCAGCTTCAGACCGCTATAATCCATAACACCCTCAGTATCCAGCAGCAGCGATCCAACTACGGATTGACTGATATAGGTGGCGGCAAAAGCTTTCTCTTTGCGGTATTTCTCCAGAATCGCTGTAAAAGCATTAATGACCGGCTGCAGCGCATAACCCGCTGCCAGTGTAACCCTGGCAGTGACGTTAATGGTTTTGCCTGTGGCGGATTCCACCGTCACTACGGCTCCGACCGGAGCTTGTCCTTCGCCAAGACCCGGAGCAGGATCGATATACTGCTGCACTTGAGAGACCAGCAGCGCGGAAGCAGGCTTGTGCTCCGCGTTCACAATAACCACTTTTACCGTCTTCGGCCCGGACCATAGCGGAAAGACCCGCGCTCCCCCTACGCCCTGGGTGTCCTGCGCCCATTCCATATAATGATATTTATTGCCGCTAGTCGAAGGCCGTCTAGCCGAATCGAAGTACCGCTGGCGCAGCGCCTCATCTGACTCCGCATCCGTACCGGGAACGAGCAGTGCCGTAATCTCTCCCCGGGCCAGCCCCGGGATATAATCGATGGGCAGCAGCGTACCCGAGTACTGATTCCCCTCTGCGCCGGCGGTCTCACTTTCGAGACGGTACGTTCCGGGTGACAGCTTCTCCGCCGCGCTATAGTTGAGCAAGCCCAGCGAAAACCGGCTGCCCAGAGGAACATCCAGCAGTTCCCCTCCGCTGGTATAGAACTTTCCGCTCAGCTGCGCTTTTCCTGCGGGGTGACGGGTGATTCCCGTCCAGGCAATGCTGCGTTCCAGATACTCACCACCTGCTGTATCAGGGAAATACAGATTATTGCTGACCTCAAGCTCAATATACATCTGGGCCATTTCGGCCGCCGCCGGAGCGAGCGCATCATAAATAATGCTTCCCTCGCGCTTGTCCATCCCTTCCGGAACCCGGTCCAGCATGCGTTCGAGCAGGGCCTCATAGGTCTGATCTTCATACACCGGCAATCTCCTCCTTTCTCAGTTCAAAATTGCCGTAAACCGTGACAGCTGTGCAGCTGAAGCTTACCGTATCACCGTTAAAAAGAATTTCCACATCCTCAAGCTGCTGAATCCGCTCATCCTGAAGCAGCGCCTCACTTACGATTCTGCGCAGCTCCGGCCGGGCCAGCAGCCTGTCTTGTCCCAGTACGAGACTCCATTCCGTTCCGTAGTTTGGACTATAGATCAAATGCTCGAAGCGGGCGGTCTGCAGAACTTTAACCGCTGCCTGTTTCACTGCCTCCAGTCCATCCATACGTCCGGCTATCCGCTTGTGCTCAAAGTCCATCCGGTACGTTAGGCTGGGGCTAATGCCTGAAGCTGTTGCACTCCCCTCAAGAGCTGCCGTAACCGGACCCGATCTGCCGATTGCCGGGATCATAGGTCCACCAGCCGATCCAGAACGATATAGCTCTGCCCGCCCTGCATCCGGACGAGCAGCACGCGGTCACCCTCTGCCAGACCCCGGCGGAGCAAGATCTCTCTGCCCTCAAGCACTGCCTTGCTCTCCATCACGGACTCTGGCACAACCAGCGCCGGTCCAGTCAGAATGAACCGCTGCTCCACCTGGATCTGCAACGGCTGTGCCCCGACTACCGTTCCATAAGAAAAAGCCACCGGATTCGTATTCGATACGGCCCCGAGGCTTGCTTGTTTAATAATATCGAGCATGTCTTCTACACCACCTTAATGTCTAGGGACATCGTATGCTCCCCGCCTGAAATCTTATGGCTGCATTGGTCGACCAGAAACAGCTGCGTCTCAAACTCATCAAGCAGTACATAGATGAAATTCCCGGCCCGGACCCGAATATCACCAATCGCTTGTACAGAGAGGCTAAGCTTCTCGCGGTTATGCAGCTTGAGCAGATTGCCTGCCTTCTCCTGAATTTGTGCAGCATTCGCCTTGTCATCCGCCTTCTGGTACAGATGAAGAATCCCCCAGCGTTCTACATTTTCCTTATCCGTTGCCGGGAAAAACTCACGTTTGCCGGTTTCCTCATTGTCTTGATAGAGCAGGATCGTATTGTACGTATCATCGTCAATGCTTCTTTTAAGCGAATAATCATACAGATAATGACCAGCACCAAGGATCACATTCAGCAGCATTGCCTGAGGCGCACGCAGGGTCAGCTTTCCGAAATCATCATAAAAAGCCATCAGCTGGCCCATATACTGCAGCTCGCTACCGATGGCGCCCATAATAATATCAAGCAATTTTTTATTATCCTCGATCAGGGAGGGAATCGTGTACTTCGCCGGGTCCAGCACTCCGAGCCGAAGGCCATAGTCTGTTGCGACTTTGCGGATCAGCTCACTTGCAGTAATATCCTGCAGCACGTAGCTGCCGTTGCCCAGCAGATAACGGATCTGGTCATACGCCGTCAGCTTAATTTCCTGATTCGCTCCCGTATCGATGCTGAAGACGAATCCGTAGAATACATCAATCCCGTCTTTCCTGAACTGCACAATATCCCCGTTACTGATGCCGAACTTCGCATGCTGATAAATCCCGCTGTCCGCCAGCGTAAGCTCTAGTGTGGCAGGCTTTCCGGTACGCGTGGTTTTCCATGAGATATCAGTGGCAATCCCGGAAACATCCCAGATCGCGCCTTCTTTATTGATTACTATTAATTCCATCGCCATGGCCTCCTACGACAGCTTAATCACTCTGCCGATTTTAAGCTTCTTCAGTTCACTGTCCGGGATACTGTTAAGCTTTTGCAGAGTTTTGCTTTTGCTGCCGTCACCCAGGTGCTTTTGAGCAATGGACCAGAGGGTATCCCCGGCTTTGATCGTATAAGTGGCGGGGGCTGTCTTCTCGCTTGCCCGTTTCTGCTGCGTCTTCACTTCACCCTTGTTGTCAACCTTCATGGCTAACGCCTGGTAGAACACATATTTTTTGAGACCGATAGTATACTCGATATCCCCGGAAGAACCCGCACTCAGCTTCCAGGAGAAGCTTTCAATGCTGACCGCCATATTGATGCCAATGTCCCCGGTAAAAGTCTGCTGCGCCTGCGTATTCGCCTGCTTCAGCCAATCTGGAGTCTGCGTATCCTGCATATTCACCGCCTTCAGCCCCGAGAAAACAAACCGGACCGGCCTGCGGCTCAGCATCCATTTCCGGATCAGCTCCACATATTCATAGGGCTTCAGCAGCTTGCCGGCATTCTCTCCCGAATACACCACAAACGGATAATACTGAGCCGGAAAAATACTCTCAATGGTGATCTCCGTCAGCTTCGGATAGGCAATAGCATTGATCTCGCCAAAATCAATGACCGTATAGCTCTTGCTGTCGCCATTCTCTTTGATCTCGAGGGTCTCAGGGTTAACCGGAAGCCGGATCACCTCTTCATAGTTGTTGAAGCTAAGATAGAACCCATACTCTTCCACGTTACGTGTACACCCCCTGGGCCGTAGAGACAAATTCCTCTTTCAGCTTTTGCCCGATCTTCGTGATGATGGAGTCAATATCGCCGGAGTTATTAATATTACCCGTTGTTACCTGAACAGTTGGCGTCAGCTCAACAAAATTTTGAATCGACTGAATCTCCGCCAGCTCCCGCAGCATGTCCAGGTCATCACTTGAGATATCCACCTTTTCATTAATAGAACCTACTTCGCCCACTTTGTTGACGCTGTTGATGTTCGCTGCAGCGGCTTGAGCAGGATTCTGGGATTTATCATCTTTAGGCTTGGCCTGATCCAGCTTGGTATTGAATTTATTGACTACAGCTAATGTTTTGTCCTTGTACTCCTCTACAGCCTGGACGGTATCCACAAATTTTTTCTTTGGGGTATTGTATACATCCTTAGTTGATGTAGGCTCTACCAGGGTACCTTGAGCATTCTTAACCATATCACTGAAGACATGCGGATTCTCTGCTTCAAGAAAGTTAGGTTTGAAATCGGCCAGAAATTCAAAACCGGGGAATTTGCTTAACCACCCTGCCATAACTTGAATTCCCTTAAGTACAAAATTGATGCCTTCTGCTATGGCCTTTACGAAACCGCCTGCAAAGCTTTCAACACCTAACGCCATTTGGTAAATGAAGCCCAGGAAATTCGTTGCCAGGTCATAAAACAGCTTCTGAACCGCATATGTCGGATCAATAAACAAGTTACGGAAGAAGTCTGCAAATGAAACGAAGTTATTATAGAGACCGATAACAAAATTCTCTATAGTTGCCCTCAGCCAGCCAAAAGCTCCCCCGATAAAAGCCACTACCTCGTTTACGGACACACCTGCTTGTTGAAGAATATAGATAAGCAGCGCTACAGCCGCAACAATTAAAAGGATCGGCCACATGCCTACAAGCCACGCGGCAGCAAGATTATATAACTGCACAATCATTGCAGCTATGAAGACAATGGCAATGGCCGCAAGGATCGGCCCTACAACATCCCAGTTCTCCTGGAACGCTGTAAACATATACAAGATGCCATTTACAACTTCTCCAATTACAGTAGCTATTACCAAGAATGCATTCGCGATCAGATTTAGTGCAGTAGACATTCCTTCAGACTGAAATGCATTATTCAAGGTATCCAGAATCGGACGCAACGCAACGATGGCTTTTTGACCCATCATTTCAACTGCGCTATCCATGTTGCCCTGCAGCTTGTTCCATTTCCCCTTATCTTCCTCCGTTGCGTTCGCAGCTATCGCTTTCGTACCCAGAGACTTAACCTTATCGAACACACCGCCAAGGTCCAGTGAGCCCAAGGAGTCCTTCGTTTTGGAGAGGAATCCCGGCTCCGCTGCTTTCCGTGCCTTTTCTGCTGCCTTTTGTTCCTTTTCCGCTGCAGCTTCCTTCTTCTTGTTCTGCATATAACCTATGGCTTTATCCCCAACGTAAGTGATTAGTTCGAATCCGCCTACGTCCAGTGCCTTCATTATTTTTTGAACTTCACCCATGAATCCGCTTTTGGCATTCCGGACACCGTTATTATCCGGATCGTCATCGTTAGAACTGCCCGCAGAGCGGCGGGACCTGGAAGAGTCACCTTCATCCGCGATCCGTCTGGCCGCTTCCTGAGACTGCATGAACCCTTCCATGAAAGACTTGTTTTTCTCTTCATACACCCGCTCCAGTATCTGCTGCAGATCACCCAGCGAGTGGCTGGCCCGGTTAAAATTCTGGTTCAGCCGGTCCCACTGTGAGTTCACATTTTGCCAGACGGTTAATGCTGTTACGGGAACCAATGCTGTACTCGTAATTTCCATTCATTCACCCCCTTCATCTCTTCTTCCCCTTACTCCGGGCGCGCTCCCGCTTCTCCTTGTCCACGCGCACAGCAATCATGGCATAGATCGCCGCACGTTCGCGGACGGAGAGCTTCATCAGCTCATGCGGCAGAATATGCAGCTCGTGGAGGGCGTAGTAGGCCAGATTGGCCTCACCATCGCCCTCGTTGATTAGTTTTTTACGTCATCTACCAGCTCGTTCATATCTGTAGCGAAGCCGTTCAGGGCCTGTACCCGCTCACCAAGCGCCGCAAACTCACCGGGCAGCAGCATTTTGCGCAGCAGTGATTCGGCCCCCATCACCCCATAAGAGCGCTGCAGCTCGGTATTCTTCAGATCCGGATGCACTACGCTTGCTGTCATCAGCTTGGCCATATACTCATTGGGATCAATCTCCGTGGTGTAGGTGCCGTTCTTTCCTTTGACCTTGCGGGTTGCAGCTTTGCGGCATTCCTGGTTCTCATCTTCATTCATGCTGCGCAGCTTCCAGACGGCAGCTTTACCTTCCTTATCCTTGAAACGTTGCGAGACCACAAACTCCTCTGTTGTATCACATGCCGCATTTTGTGCAAAAAACAAACTTAATTCACTCATGTTGTTCCTCCCGGATTCTTATTGTGTATCAACAAAAGAAGAGACCCGCCGGCATATAATACGCCCGGGTCTTTCCAGCTGTTGTCTATGGATATGCCTGCTTAATCTTATTGGCCGGAATTTGCCGGGGCACTGAAGGGCTGAACCAATTCCACATCCTCAAAGGTAAAGCTGACCTCTTCCTCAAGCGCATCCGATTCCGTATCCAGCGAGGCCATAATGACACTGTCCAGATTAACATCCTTCAGCATGATGCGCTGCGCGCCAACTGTAGAGGACGGGTCTTCATTCGTCACAATAATACTGAAATATTGGTCAATCCCCGTCTTCATGTATTCCAGCATCATTTGGCGGAAACGGCTCGTCATATAGAAAATCGTCATCGTACCGCTGCCCGACCATCCGGTTGCCTTATGCTGCACCCCGCGGCGGCCAAGCGTTTTCACTTCCGCCTTCTGCTTCTCCACCGTGGCCTCCAGCGTTTTTACATAGAACATTTCTTCCGTCTGTCCGTTAATTGTGGCATAGGCCCGGCCCTCCTGGCCGGATAGCGTATCGCTGGCTTTCAAGAATGTCATCTTAAACCACCTTCACTTTCATATATACTTTTTCTACGGAATCCACCGGCTTCACAGCCACATCCAGTACAACACTGTCACTGTCCGCTCCCGGGGTAACTACAATATCGCTCTGTGCGTTGAAGTTCTCAATCGCCCCCAGGTTCTGCAGATCATTCATATAGGTAACGCACTGCGACCAGAACAGCGCACGCCCGTCTTCATTATTCGGCAATTTACCAATGAAGTAATTCTCAAAAATCTGTTTCAAATCTCCGGCGATTCCATCCAGCACGCGCAGCACACGGTTTTTGGAGAACGCCTTGCCCTTGTCTGGTGAAAAGGAAGTGAACGTGTTGATATCCTGCTCGACCACAGCCCGGCCGCCATTATACGTAAAGAGCAGTTCACCGTCTGTAAGCGCGGCTACGGTCTCGGAATGGCTGAAGCGCACATCCGCGTCAACGGCATCATCATAGGCCTGATAAGTCAGGGATTCGTTCACCGCAGCGGCGGCAGTAGCACCGGCTACCCAAGCCACGGCATGCGCTTTATCCACCACGGTTCCATCACTCAGCACTACACCGTTTGCCACACTGATAATGCCCTCATGGTCAGCCGTAGCATAATCGGACAATACCGCCTGGACCTTCTTGCCTTCCGTATTACGCAGACGCTTCACATAAGCGCTATATAGCGCCTTGAGTGTGTTATCATCGGATACCAGCCCCACAGTCTGGAAGTCCTGAACCTCCAGCGCCGCCAGGAAGTCGCTATGTTCTGCATTCGTTACCGTACCATTCGCACCGCTTACAAGCGGCATTCCAGCTGTTAATGTCAGCGCACCGGGTCCATTCGGCTTAAATTCTACATAGTCGTTCGCAGTCAGCCCGGCAGCCGCAGCTACTGTCTGCTTGTCCACCTCTGTATTCTCAAGCAAAGTCCGCACATCGAACTGAGCGTTGTCGTCGATATTCTTTTCGATAACGATCTTGAGTGCGTTTCCGCGTTCCCCGCCATACAGCGCTGTAGCCTGAACCCCGTTATTGGTGACAGTAGCCTTAACTCCCTGATTCAAGCGGTAGAGCAGCAGCGTACCTGCCCGTTTCAGCACCTCTCTTACCGGCAGCAGCTGCGAATCTGTCAGATCAAACCCTAGCTTCTGCTTGAAATCATCCTGGGCAGTAAGCTTAAGAATGACTCCAGCTTGTCCCCAAGGCAGCGTAAGCGCCAGGGCCGCCGTACCGCGTTCCCCCATTTTACCTGACACGCTTCCGTTCGAAGCCACATTTACATATACCCCCGGACGCACCTTGTTTTGTGTTGTCCATGTTCCTCCAGCCATTAGATAACCTCCTTATTTAGATAAAGCTCCATTAATTGCTTAACCTCTTCCAGGGTGTAGCTCCCGCTCTCTTGCAGAACTACTTCCAGTACATCTTTTTCCTTCGGCGTGTATACGACAGAACCCATAATCTGCTTCTTGCCAAAAGCATTCTGCTCTTCCCCGCCCCGCTTCAGCTCACTTGCATTCGTTTCCTTTGAACTCATTTCAGCCGTGCTCCTTCTGTGAAGTGACCCATCAGTTCTGACTCGCCCTGCGGCTGCTTCTGCTTCTGGAGATAGAGCATATAGTCCACTGTGAACAGCGGCCCATGTCCCTCTGCTCCTGCCTCCCATGACTGGCGAATCACACGAAAAGAAGAATTCCCGCTTTCCCTGGCCGCCAGCGCTTCACATAAGCCGTCCGCCATGCTCTCTGCATCCAGCAGACTTCCCTGCTCGTAGCGGATACCGAAGCGGTACACCGCCATATATCGGCCTTCCCGCTGCCGGTCGTACGTTGCTGAGATGAGCTCCGGTTTGAAGTATGCTGACTGCGGCTTGTCCCCTTCCACATAGACAGGTACATCCGGATAAAACTGTGCCAGCGCATCTGTGATGTTCTCCCGCAATTGTTGTACAGTCATGATTTCATTCCTCTCAAGATTAGTTGTGATAATCCCTCCCCCCTTCCTGGAATCACAACGGATACTATCCTGACAAGAATAATATCCGCTTGTATTAGGCAACTGCTGAAGGAACTTTCACCACACTTGTGCCTCAGCCACCAAGGGACTGTATCTTGTAGAGCATTCATGCTCCTGCGGTGTCCTTCTGCTTCATTTGCCATGTTATAAATATAGACCCTTTGAATCCTTGCGCAGACGCTATTATAGAGGAGAAAGGACTAACTTCCGGAGACCCTTGGGATGAAAAAAGGAGGTACCAGTGGTGCCGCAAAAAAAGCCGCATCACCCATTGGGCAACACGGCTTCGTGTACTTCTTATTATCTAAACAACCGAATCTCCAGGCTATTTCTGCGAAAAGGTTCAGCTTCAGCAGACAGTCTGCTATTTCTCTTTCCGGGTCCCTGATGTTTTCTCTAGCGAAGCTAATGACAACAACTGCAGATCTGCGAGCGCCAGCGCCATCTTATAGAACGCCTTCGACCTTATTTTCACATAAGTGTCCTTGCTCACCGGGGGATCAAACACATGATTATAGATCGTGTAGTCGTAGCTCTCCTCTCTGCGCAAGTAACGCTCCCGCACAAGCTGCTGTTCTCTAAGTGTAAGTCTCTCTACTACGGAATCTATCATTGCACAGTATGCTCTTCTTGCAGCTGGCACATCCACGTTATGAGTTGCTATGGCCGCCGTCTGATCCGTAACCGAGTTAGTCGCGCCATGGAATCTTTCCGTATAGGAGTACGTAATCCCGGCCTCTTTAGCCTCGAAAGTTACGGTCTTAAAAATACGGTATTTCTCCAGCATATTCTCTATAGTGACCTGAGTAAGACGGCGGTCAAGCTCGGGCAGCGAAGCTAGAATCATCATGTTAACCACTCCTTTTGATGTCATACAGATTTGAGAACTTTAATGCGGACCTTTCCAGCGAAATGTGGTAGAATTCTATTTGTTCGTATATTGTTCGCCTTTTTCGATAATATACCACTTATCTGCCAATTCCGTAAAATCCCATTTAGGCCCGTTTTAGAGCATAAACAAGCTATATTCATTATTTATCTTACCTTTTGGCAATAATAGCCGCTTTATTGTTTACCTATTGGCATAAATAGCTTATATTAATAGCAACAGCTTATTAGGTGATAAGGAGTGGTTAACAATGGCAGAGGAATTCGGGAACTATCTGAAACAGCTTCGGGAAGGAAAGGGACTGACAATCAATCAGTTGGCATCCCTTGCCGGAATTAGCGGAGCACAAATTTCGCGGATAGAGAATGGACTACGGGGTGTCCCTAAGCCGGCTACACTGCGTAAGATTGCTGAAGCGACCGATGTCTCTTATGAGGAGCTTATGGGCCATGCCGGTCATTTAACCGAATCACAGAGCAGTACTGGAGGGTCAATGCCTGCATGGGCTACGAGTAAGGATAAGCGTGATTTCCGCCAAATGCTTGAGGATGATGGCGAGCTGATGTTTGACGGGATCCCACTGAACAAGGAAGATAAGCAGCGGATCAAGGATGTGTTGACAGGTCTATTCTGGGAGGCCAAGCAGATGAACAAAAGAACCAAGCCCAAGCACGATTCAGGTACGAAGGAATAGCCAGGCAATCATACAACTCTATTAACATGCTGCGGGTGAAGAATATGGATGAGCTAATCAAGCGTCTGGTCAAAAAATATAAAACCAACAACCCCTTCGAGCTGGCTGGGGCCCTCGGCATTCACATCAGGTTCATCAATCTGGGCGAAGGCACCAAGGGCTTGTATTACCGTAAGTTAAGAAGAAGGTTTATCGTCATTCATAATGAGCTGCCTCTGGAGTGGCAGCGGTTTGTATGTGCGCATGAATTGGCTCATGACCGTCTGCATAAAGGGGTCAACCGTTTTTTTCTGGAGGAAAACTCTTTTTTCTCACCGGGGAAGCTGGAGCGTCAGGCCAATATATTCGCAGTGAAGCTGCTATCCGCTGGAACTTCTATCGAGCAGGATGAATCTTTACAGAGCTATTATGCAAGGATCGGCATCCCGGCAGAGGTTGTCTTTTTTTTAGACGATTAA